AATTTAGAAGAGGAGTCTAAAATGAAAAAGAAAGAACTAATAAAAATATTGGAGACATTAGTTCGTAAGGAAGTTGAGAAACAGGTAAATGAGATATTTATTAATGAAGGAAAGAAAGCTTTAGCAAGTCGTTCCATAGAAGATGAAGTCTCATCCTCTCTAACTCAAATAGCAGAACAAGAGTACACCCAACCTAAACCAAAAAAGAAAGTTTATAAAGAGTATACCAAAAATGAATCTCTAAATAAAATTTTAAATGAAACAGCGGGTGGTATTCCACAAGGTGATTCTGAATATCCAACAATGGGTGGTGGGACTTATACCGCCGATAGAGTACATGAGTTGATGGGTGGAAACCCAATGATGAAAAATACTCCACAAGGTAAGGAAAAGGCCAGACAAGTCGGAGCGGTAGAATCCATGAAAGCGAGAGGTGTGAGTTCTGAACAAGTAGGTGAAGATGTTGTAAATGCACTAACAAGAGATTATAGTGGATTGATGAAGGCAATCAACAAGAAAAAAGAACCTTTTCGTCCATAGGAGAAATTAGTTGTCCGTATTAGAAAAAGACTTAGACCCAAATGTAAAAATAGGTATACCATTACCAATGGATCATGTTGATGGTTCAGGTTTTTTTCCTGGCACATCGACTACATTGTCACAGACAAGTAGTAATATAAGAAATTTATTACTAACAAATAAAGGCGAAAGAGTCGGACAGCCTGAATTCGGTTGTGGATTATTACAAATTTTATTTGAACCAATGAGTGATTCTCTTATTGATGATATTAAAGCAACAATAGAAGAAGCTATGGCTACTTGGTTACCTCATGTCTTGGTTTCGAAACTAAATGTCGGTAGAGGTGAAGAAGAACCTAACCAACTTATAATAGAAATAGAATTTTCATTGACTATTCAACCTGATGTTCACGATAGTGTATCATTGAATTTCGACATAGGTAGTTATTAGGAGATTTAAATGGCACAAAAAGAAGTAAGATATTTAAATAAAGATTTTGGTTCATTCAAAACTGATTTGATTGAATTCGCAAAACAATATTATCCAAACACATATAATGATTTCAATGAATCCTCACCAGGTATGATGTTTATTGAAATGGCATCTTATGTTGGTGATGTATTATCTTATTACATAGATTCACAATTCAAAGAACAATTATTAGCATATGCTACAGACCAACAAGTTTTGTATGAAATGGCACAATCTTTTGGATACAAACCAAAACTATCTACCGCTTCATTCGGTAGTGTTGATATCTTTCAGATAGTTCCTTCAGTTGGTAGTGGGGTAAATAATAAACCAAACTATAGTTACGCTTTACAAATCAACGAGGGAAGTTTGGTAGAATCCACAACGGGTGTTACATTCAGAATTCGTGAAAATGTAAATTTTTCTTACTCAAGCTCTTTCGACCCAACCGTTGTCACGACATATGAGGTCGATAGTAGTAATGAAGTAAGTTACTATTTACTCAAAAAGTCTGTCAGAGTTACAAGTGGTGCTATAGCTGAAGAATCTTTTCAATTCGGTTCTGTTCAAAAATATCCACGAATATTATTGGGACAAACGGATATATTAGAAATCATTTCATGTACGGATAGTGATGGTAATACTTGGAAAGAAGTTCCTTTTCTAGCCCAAGATACAGTATTTGATAGTGTAAGAAACACGGCAGCAAATAATCCTGAGTTATCTCAATATAGTGATGAGGCACCTTACTTATTAAAATTATTAAAGACACCTAAAAGATTTGTAACATTTATTCGTGGTGATGGTAAAACAGAATTAAGATTTGGTAGTGGAATAAGCGATAGTGCTGATGAAGAAATTATTCCGAATCCAAACAATGTTGGTTCATCTTTACCAGGTAGTCCAACATATTTAGATACATTCTTCGACCCAAGTAATTTTCTTCAGACACAAGCTTATGGTCAAGCACCATCCAATACTACACTTACGATAAAATACTCTTTCGGTGGTGGATTAGATGATAATGTCGCGAGTGATACAATAACATCATTGACAGAGTTCAATTATACACTTGATACATCTACACTTGACGGAGGTATTGTTGAAATTGTGACAGATTCAGTTGGTGTGACCAACCCAAGACCAACAAGTGGAGCAAAAGGAACAGAAAGTATTGAAGAATTGAAATCAAATGCGTTAGCATACTTTCAGTCACAAGGTAGAACCGTTACAAAAGAAGATTACATTACACGAGTATATTCATTACCACCTAAGTTTGGAGCTGTTGCGAAGGCTTACATTGTTCAAGACGAACAATTAAATCTACCATCATTTCAGAAAGAAGTTTCTACGAACATATTTGTTGATGAAAGATTTGCAGATGTCAAGGCCCAAGATGTTGCAAGTAGTAATAGATTACCTAATCCAAATGCGTTAAATTTATATTGTTTAGCATTTGATGGTAGTAAAAAATTAACCCAATTAAATGTTGCAGTAAAAGAAAACATTAAGACTCATCTTTCACAATATCGTTTAGTCACAGATGCTATCAATATAAAAAATGCATTTGTTATTAATATAGGTGTTGTATTTAATTTTATAGCAAGAGCTGGTTTCAACAAAGATGAAGTCACCTTACAATGTATAGAAAAATTGAAACAATATTTCAACATAGATAGATGGCAAATCAATCAACCAATAATTTTACAAGAGTTAGCATATGAATTATCAATTGTCGATGGAGTCGGTGCTATAGTACCACCAACACAAGACAATCCGAAAAATTTACCTGTCTTGATAACAAATAAGTTTTCTACAGCTGATGGTTACTCAGGAAATATTTATGATATTAATTACGCGACAAAAGATGGTATAGTATATCCATCTCTTGACCCAAGTATATTTGAACTTAAATACCCTAATGTAGATATTGAAGGTAGAGCAATAGGTGACTCTACTGGTAATCAATTATAGGAGAGATAAATGCATTATTTCGAATACGCTGAAAAAGATTCTACACTTTACTCAAGAAGTGGAAGTCAAAATACAGGTATAGATGAAATATTAGAAGTAGTAAAAGATGTCAGTGCTGGTGGTGATGTACAAGGTGTTAGTAGGGTAGTAATTAAATTTGATACAACTTATATTTCATCATCTATTTCAAGTGGTTTAATCCCATCAAGTTCTTACACAAAATTTTACTTGAATCTTTACGATGCTAATTCTCGTGGATTAAATGTCAATCAAAACTTATATGCTTATCCTGTAAGTCAATCATGGGATATGGGATTTGGAAAAGAAGATAATGTTCCAATTATCGGTGATGGTTGTAGTTGGTTTTACAGAGACAATGATGTAGCAAGAACACAATGGACAGGTTCAATGACGAGTTCAGGTGGTACTTGGTATGAACAATACGAATCATCTCAATCTTTCAATAATGAACCAAGTGATGTAAGAATGGATGTTACAAATATAGTATGGAATTGGGTACATGGAACAATTCCTAATGATGGATTCATGGTTAAGAGAAGTGGTAGTGTTGGTAATTTAGATTCCACACTTGATGAGGGTAGTTCAACACCTATGGGAACATTTTCATTTTTTAGTAGAGAAACACACACTATCTACCAACCGAAGTTAGAAGCTGTATGGGATGATTCAGTATGGACTACTGGTTCATTAGAAGCTTTAACAAATACAGAAATAGAAGATTTAAGACTTTATCCAAGAAGTCAAAGAGACCAATATAAGGAAGGTTCCAAAGTAAAATTTCGTGTCGTGGGAAGACCACTATATCCTGAAAAAACTTTCTCAGCAACAGCGGGATATTCAACTGGTTACAATACTGCTAAGTATTTACCAAGTGGTAGTACATACTATCAGTTAGTTGATGTATTTACAGAAGATATTATAATACCTTATGGGAGCGGTTCGTTAGTGAGTTGTGATTCGACTGGAAATTATTTTAATCTTGACATGAAGTCTTTATTAGCTGATAGATTTTATAGGGTAGAATATAAAATTGTAAGTGGTAGTGGAACGACTGATGAGACTATTCAGTATTTCACTTATCTACCATCATTCAAAGTAGTAAAATAGAGGAAATAAAATGCCATATACTATAGTAGAACCATGTGTTGGAACTTGTGATACAGCATGTGTTGAAGTATGTCCAGTTGATTGTATCCATGGCCCTTATGATGTCGAAGGATGTGGTGAAGAAGCAAAGGTGGATGGATTTGTTCCAAAGGAAACCGATTCACTTTACATAAATCCTGAAGAATGTATCGATTGTGGAGCCTGTGAACCTGAGTGTCCAGTCGAAGCAATTTTCGAGGAAAGTGAAGTACCAGCAGAATGGAACCATTATATAAAAAAGAATTATGAATTTTTTGGTTTGGAGATGGACTAATGCCTTTGACAAGAGAAGAGTTAAACCAAAGTGAATTTTATCAAAAACTAAAAGAACAAGACAGAGCACAATATCTAAGTGAGTTAGAACAAAGAAGACAGCTTAGTGATGGTGTTGTGATTACTGAAGATGGTAACAAGATTATAGGTGAGGAAGCCTCCCCATTGAGAAATGAAGCTGGTTTTTTTATAGCAGTTGAAGACCCCTTCGAACAAAATGTCAACCTTAAAGATCCTGACCAACTAATAAAAATAGAACAAAAAACTACAACATATGTTTACGACCCTTATTGGAGTCAAGTGCTTGACAGAGAATTTGGTGAATTATGAGAATACAATCTGATTTAATACAAGACGATTTTCAAGAGTTAAAAAAAGAGTCCAAAGAAGTATTAGGACTTGAAGGAGAACTCTACCCACCATTCGGTGCCAGTCAAGATTATGTCGAATATCAGATATTTGATATTAATGATAATTTCAAGGAGAGAAAAAAATCCATAAATTATACACTTGAAGATGGAAAGATAGTTTTAAACATCGGACAAGATTTAAGAGATGCAGGATATAATCGTGGAAGTTATAAAGTAAGATACTATTTTATTAGACCAAAGGCTGGAGATTCCGAAGAGGTAGTTTTGACAAAGACGGTAAATGGAAGACCGGGTATAATACATAGTGGTAATCCTGAGTTAACAGGTGTACCAATGGGTGATTTTTACTTGGATGATGACGGACAAGCATTTGTTGGATTAGTTCCACCTGCTGATGGAGACCCACAACCTCTTGACATAAAAGAATTTAAATACAAAATAGAATCAATATCGGGTGATAGAACAGAGGTCAGAATAATACCACAGATAATCGAAAATCAAAAGTATAATGAAACTTTCAGAAAATTAGTATCTGATACAAATACATATAGGTCTACAAAAACATCTATGCCTACTCAACAAGAAATTAATCAAGCTGTTGAAGAAGCGTTGGTAAACGGACAAGACCCTCAAGAGATTTTAGCTAATTTAGAAGGGGAGGCTGGTGGTGAAATTAGTTTTACAGGTCCTGATAGTATACGAATTGAGTTTAATTCAAGACTTGATAATGTGGATAATGGATTTACTCAAAAAATGAGAAGAGGTAAACTTGTAATAAAAAATGCGTACATAACAGATTACTCATCTCAACCTGATGTGAGTCAAAATTCTTCATTTAATATCGAAGACCCTATACCTACCCTTTATATTCAGTCAATCAAACAAGAGGGTACACGGATTGTAGATTATCAATTGTTTACCGAAGACGGAAATATATTCAATCCAAATATAAATGGTGTTCAATTTTATTGGGAATTTGGTTGTGGTCACAAACAAGAAGCCTCAACAAATTCAAACGCTACTCATGAATACGATGTGGATGGAAACTATTCTCCGTCAGTTTATGTATTCACACCAAACTTTTCGGAAGAAGTGACGGAGTTAAGAACACCAAGCGGTAGAGTATTAAATCAAATTGATACATCACTTGTACTTACTGAAGAACAAGCTACAGATGATGAACCAATAGATAGTGTATTCAATGGAAAGATAATCAAGTGGGATGGAGTAACCACAGAACCTCAAGGTATTCCACAAAAGATAAGTGGACAGGCAGCAACTACGAACTCAAGGTGGTATGTTCAAGACGGATATAGAAGATGGATTAGTTCAGATTATAATTTAGAGAAAGTTCGAGAATTGAAAGGATTGGAGCCAGAAAACGATGTAGAATTATACGCAGTTCTAATCAATCAAATACCAGCCGGGCCATCTATAGGTGGTGGTACATTTTCAAATGTCACCCCACCAAACTTAAATGAAACAATTACAAATACGACACCAGGTATTCAAGGTACATTAGGTTTCTTTATTGAAAGTAATATTCCACCCGAAG